CCCAACCCAAAAACCTAAAACACAAAATACAGTAGGGCCCTCGAGGCGCTCTCCAAGCGCCTCTTGTCAACCCCACCCGTGATCAGGCGAACCCAATCGTGGATGGGAGGGATGTAGTCCCAATTGGGACAGATACACCCCCTCTTACGGTAACGGGTATCCGATTGCCTAACGGATATCCTACCGTCACGTACATCGCCGCGAAGGAAAGCGGTCAACAACCCGTTAGGGTTGAAGATACGCCCCTTCTGCTTCCTGGGAACAGCTACATAGCCATCCCCAACGCGGAGTTGTTTTGCATGAGGCACGAGTCTCTCATAAAAGAGACTTTGTGTATCAGCATCCCTCCGGACCCTCTCGGTCGAACTACAGTTAAGTTCCTGTAGAACTGCCAAGGGAATCCGAAGCCCCGCGTCCCGTCCCTCGCCAAGAGGAACCCAAAGCGGATCTCTCCGCTCTAGAGCTCTAAGCTCGGTTAGGAGCAGTTTACCAATATTCGGGAGATTAATCCCGGTACGGGTAGACCACTCCAGGAAGCCATTGAGGGCTTTGTACAGAGAAGTGCGACTAGTCAGGGCCGACTTGACATAGAAGGCCCTGATGTCGTGACCTCGATAGAAGTCACAACCGCACGACTCTCGAAAGGTCCCCTCAAAGAAGGACTTGTTGCTATTGACCTCAAAGCCGAGGAGACTGAGTAATCTCAGCACCCGCGGCGCGACCTCGGAATGACACACAATGTCATCACCGAAGACGCCCCAATCCCCAGGTTCACCCTGAGGAAAGGACTTGAGGACTCCAGGAGTTGGAGATCCAAGCCTGGAATAAGGCCGAATGGGTGTTACCCCAAACGACTTTATGGCAGCAACAACGACGCCAGAGAAGATAAGGGTTTCCAATGGAAATGTAAAACCATTACCCATTGTACTAACCATATTCAACTCTACGCTAGTTAAGTCCGAAACGGTGGCGACCGGTGACCGAAGTCTCCGCAACAAAGCGAAGAAATCGGGCGGAAGCGCCCATTCTAAGAGCCGAAGGCCCAGAGAATCCGAAGCAGACCGAAGGTCAATCGTAGCAAGGGAAGAAACCCAGTTAATGGGCCCACCCCTCGGACGATAGTCGCTATTCAACATAGCAACTTTAGACCCTACCCTAGCGGCCTCCCGATTCCAGAACTGTTGAGTGCGGAGATCGATGCCGAAGAAGGCATTGATCCGCTTTTCTAGGATCGCTCCTAGACCAAGCTGAAAATACATATTCAGCGAGGGCTCAACGGCGATGGTTCGGGATTCGCGTACGTCTTTCGGGACGAATTTAAGAGAACTTCCTTGGACCCGAAGGGGATCCCCAAAGGTTGCCGCGCGAGTTGACTCCGCGCGAGACCAAGTGGGTTCTTCATTAGTCCAATCCAGGTATACCTGGAGCAGGGCCTCTGACGTATAGGTGAGAGGGGAAGAGAACATTTTTGTATAAAAGTCCTCACCCCTAGCACCCACGGCGACTCCTGGGCCAGTCGATCCACTGTCTAAAAGGCAGTGTAGATTGGTAACCAGGGGAAATCCTTGCGGATTCCAGAAGTTCCACATGAGCTCTTTAAAGGAGCCCATAAGTTCCTCATCGCACGACGTATTAGGCGAATACCGCCAAGTATCAAGGCGTCTATTGACAACCATGAACTTTTCAAAGGCTACAGCGTCCAACCGGGGGTCTGTATCGGTCGTACGAAGGTACTTCCAAAGCATTCCCTTCAGCTGGAAACGTATAGCAGCCTCAGCGACGGTAACGTCAGAAGAGTCGAGGGCGCATTCACGTTCAATGAACGCTCGTGCGCCTTCAGTGGTGGGCATGCCGGCGTCGGTAACTAAAGCCGCAATACAGCGGCTAAGCACCGATAAGTCGACAAAACCACCCTCTTCGAGGTCATCAGCGAAAGCTGAGTAAAGAGCGGTCGGGCTTATAGCCATGATCGTTCTCCTTCAGGTCGAATGAACCTCAGTGGAGGCGTATAAACGCAACAATGAGGTAATCTCCGATTTCACGAAGGTTTGCACCTATCGTGACGCCAAGTGTCACATAGACACAAAGGCGGCCATTGCGGTTACAAAGTTCCCGCAATAATGCTATCGTAGATTTCATTCGACTGTTCCCACAGTACTCCCGCAAGAAGCGAGAGAGCGGCACCAAGATTGGCCTTATCGGCCAAGTCAGCGCCGGCCGGAACTGGAATCTCCAGTTTGAGGACACACGGCTGCGCCGGCTGCCCATCAAGGGGAATTACACCCTTGCGGACAGCTAGCGTATACGTGTTCCTCGGCACTGCGGGAAGACGTCCATTCAGTCCAAGAGCTGGCAGCTGCCGAATATTCTTCGGCCGCGTGAACAGCACAGTGAACGGATAGGACGCCGAAGACACGACCACCCCCGTCTGCGTTCCGCCTACGGCGGAAACTGCAAACGCTTTACCATTTACATCCGGTGCCGTGTCGGCAACGAGTGTGTAGGTGGGCGACGTGAAGCCGGTGATAGGGGCACCGGTAACCGGAGAGGCAGGATTGAACATGATGTTCTTCCTTAAGTGCTGGTTAAAGGAAACCAAGTGAGCGCTGCAGAAAGGCTGCCCCAAGATTTAGCCATTTAAGGCTTAGTCCTGGGACTTTCCATTCCAATTCTGGAACGAAAAGGCCATTATACGGCGCGCGATGAATAATCGCTTTTTCACTTGACCACCCGGACGGCGAGCCAGAGCAATAGTGATGATCAAAAGTGAAGTTGAACGGCGGTGGATCGGCGGTAAGTGTAGGACTCGCAATTAATGCGCGTCGCACGTACCTCGAAACACCGACGGCAGCCCACTCGACATCACAACCGCCTTGGCTCATACCGTAGATAATATCACCAATATTGGTGAAATAATCCACGGCCCACGAGTAAGGGATCAATTCCCACAATGTTGGCACAAAGCTGCGAAGGTCAAAACCTAACGCGGCAGTGTCTGGCATATAGGGTAATCGAGGCCTCACCCGGACTCTTCCGTACATACGTGCGGATGCTCCAGATTTCTCACTCACCGAGTAGTTAAGGCTTATAAAGCCAACACCACCAGATGTTTGAGAACTGGACGCTTGCTGTACATCGTTCGCAGAGACCTTCACAAATTCGGAAGGCATACGATCAAATGTATGTTCAAGCGAGGATAAAGCTCCTTGGATGTCGTAATATAACGGCAACCAATGAAAGCTTTTTTCCAGCCAGAGTCCCGTTGCTGCCTCCGAGAAGGCCTTAGCGACTTTACGTCGTTGGGACCGACTCAGAGCTTGGTACGCGGCTTTGTCTTTTACAAATGACCGCCGCAGCTTCGTCGCTGCGTTAGCATAAGTACCAATTCCCTTAAAAAGGGCTTCAGCAGGGTGGCGCAAACCATGCAAGGTCTTATGCAATTCAGCAAAGAAGACACCGCCTTGGAATTGGCGATTAACTTCTGCTGCCTTTGCATTAAACCGTACAAGCGCCCGGTTTTCGGCTGTAGCAGAGCTAGATGGGATTGTCGTAGAGCTAAACAGAGGCTCGGAACTAAAAACGCCATGCCCGACATAGGACCAGTCAGAGTAGAAGTCAGGAATCAAAGTATGATGATACTTGACCCTGGCATCCAAATGACCGACCCTACGAGCAGCGCGAAATATAGTTCCATCCAACGTGGTGGTGGCCTGTTGGCCATCACGAAGCAGAAATAACCAATTGTGATAATTATCACCGTAGGTTATACTGCTCACGAGGGATTTGTCGGCGTCAACGGTCCAGAGGCTCCCACTAGAAGTAATGGGGGTCCCAGGGCCAAACGACTGTACCAATTTAAAATTGATATAGCCGCTAACGTCACAATGCTTCGTAAAGCTTTTAGATTTTCCCATAAAACTAGCTACATCGTGGTTAGTCCACGCGGGTGTGTCCTAATGTTTCACGAATTAGGGAGTCAGTAAGTTCTTTCAGTCTTTGAGGGTCGTTAACCTTCATCGACTTAAGAATATACAATCGGAGAACAAGTCTTACGACTTGTAACATAAGGGCCCGGTTTCCCGGTCCCTTACCAGCCCCTAGCTGATCGAGAATCCAATCAATGGTCTCGGTCGGCAAAGGACTATCCGATCCCGTGGGACCAGAAGGGTTAACAAATAACTCGGACTGGCCCATAGGGACTCCTTACTCGTTAGACAGAGG